CCAGCGTGGTGGCGCATGCGATGATGGCGCCGCCTGCGGCGGCTGGACTGCCGACATTCGTCGTCGTAGTCGTCGACACGGGCCCGACCGATGTCACCCCGTCGTCCCACACGACATAGACGGCGTATTCCGTGCTCGCACTGAGCCCAAATACATCGGGGCCGAACGTGTGGGTTGCCGGTGCGCTCGGGCTGGCGTCTGCATCGGTATAGACCGGCGAGCCGGACCATCCGGTCGCCCGTGACCAGGTCGCGGCGCCAGCCGATGCGGCATAGACGGCGAGGTAGAGTGTCGCCATCTCAGCCCACCCCTACAGACACGCGAAAGCCGGCAGCGGTGATGTGGCTGATGATCGGCGTGCCGAGCGCGATCGGGCCAGCGGGCAGACTGTAGATGCGCGTCGGGTCGGCACGGTACAGATCCCACGGCCTATCGACGAGCTCGAAAACCTCGCCGTCTTCCAGCGCTCCAGCGAACACAGCCGCGCTCGCGATGATGCCGTTGAAGGTCCACCCCGAGCCTGCCCAGGCGCCGATGCGCACAATTTTCGCCCCGGGTAGCAGCGCGGAGGTCCCCGCCGAATATGTCTGCTTCCTCTTGTCTACGAATACGGCTTTTTCCCCCGCGTGACGGAACACCACCGTGCGGTTCCGCGTGCCATACACCTCTCCACCCGGAGTCGCGATCGGGCCGGCTCCGAGCGAATACATCTGCACGCCCCCCGCACCTAGAAACTGCGAGTACCTCACTGAAGGGATGCCGTACAGCATCATTCCGTATTCGTCACCCGTCGGCCGAATCTCCGGCAAAAACATCAGGACCGTGACATCGCCCGCATACCCTGCCATCGCGGACACCGATTCGACGGTCCCGAACCCGTTCGCAGGATTGAGATTGACCCCCACGCCAGCGCCGAATGCTGTCTGCGAGATGGCCCCCACGCTGGAGTAGGTCGTGGAATCGACGAGATCCCGAATCCCCCCGTCCCCCAGATAGACGAGAGACAGCAGCCGATCCGCCCACCGGGGGTTTGGCGCGATGCGCCCGTGTGGCTGAGCCAGATGGCGGCGCGGGATGATGATCGCGGTCACGAATTACACCGTGTACGTGGACGCAATCGCCTCAACCGTCACTGCCTGCGCGGTGTTGCCTGCAAACTCGACTTCAAGGTGACGAATTTCGGGGCCGAACTGGAAGCTATGCTCGGTCGCCGCGCTATTCGCCGTGCCGCCACCGAACCGCAAGATGGTTTTCCAGTCAGCCCCGGCGCTGCCGGCCGCTGGCAGGGCATCAGCGTGCGAGATGAGCACGCGCCCCTCACACTGCGCGGTCGGCCCCGTCGCACCGTTGGTGATCTTCATCGTGACGATGCCGCCGTAGGCAGTCGAAAGGTCGATGGTGCCGCGCGTCGTCGCGCCGGCCGCGTTACTCGCGGAGGCGATGATCGTGGTGTCATTCTTCGTCAGAGCCATCGTCACACCCTCAAGCTGCCGTCGTCGGCGTAGATTGCACAACGCACGTCGTATTCGCTGACTGGGTCGGGGGCGGTCGCTCGGGCTAGCAGCGCATCGCACTGTTGCTGCGTAAGCAGCGCCGGGACCATCCCCTGCAGCGCCCCACGCACGAATGCAGAATCGAGTCGCAGCCGCCCTTGCTCGAGCAGAGGCTTGACGTGCCGGTAGCTGGGCTCGGCGTAGATAACGTCGAGTACAGCGTTTGCCGCCGCGAGACCCAGCGCCTCGATGATCGTGCCAACCCCGACCTCAGTCGGGGTCCATCGCATGCGACCTGCGGACAGCGCTTCTGCAAGCGACGCCGTGTCCGGTACGAGAGTCTGGAGCGCCGGATCAGCGCTAATCGCAGTGCGGATTTCGTCATGCGTCATTTCGTCTCTCCACATAGTCCACCAGCGCACCGGGGGTCATCCCTCGCGCCGTGGATGCAGGCAGTCCGAGCATCAGCGCACATAGCTCGCTGCACAGCAGACCTGGGTCATCGATCGGCAAGTGCAGCATGTGCTGCATGATCAAATCACCCCAGCCGTAGGGCTCGCCCTCGTAGATGCTGAACATCCGCAGCGCGTCGTCGGGGGCGCGCCACTCGATCGGAATGACCCGCCACCACGGGTGCGCGAGGTCGATCCGTTTCGCCCGCACCCCTCCATCCCGGAGGCTGGACGAGTAGCACACCCCGTCGATGACCACCTCCACGTGCGAGTACGGGCTGCGCGTCCACCAACAAATAAGCCGCCCGCCGAGGTCCATCGCGCGGTGCGGCTTGTACAGCGCCAACTGCACGCCGGCCATGGCGTCAGTTCTGCTTGCGGTAGGTCGATGCCGCCAGCGCGAACGCGGCCGCGGTGCTGGCGACATCGGCGCCGAAGTCATTCACCGCCACCAACTCGTCGGCCGTCGCGGCGCCGCCACGCGCCTTGTAGTAGACGGCGTAGCGCGCGGTGATGGTGGCGTTGGCCCACGTGGCGCCGCCGAGCGAGATGTCGACGCGGTCGTTGGCGGTGTCGACCGCGCCCACGGCCACGGCGACCGCGGCCCCGCCGGCGGTGTAGCCGGCGCCGACCACTTCATTGGTGACGTCGCTGCGCTTGGCCCAGGTGTCCTTGTTGGGCGCGGCAGCCGCGGTGAGCAGCATGACCTTGAAGCTGTCGGTGTCGAAGTCGATGGCGCCGGTCGCTTCGTCGCGGACGGCGCTGTTGAAGATGAAGCTGGGCATGTCGGCTCCTGGGGGCTACGCGTTATGCGTGCAGGTGGCGGTACAGCACCACCTCGATCAGCTGTCCGGCCGCCGTGGCGGCTTCGAGCGCCTTGCCGCAGTGGTCGGTGTTGCTGCCCACGGCAGCCTTGCCGCTGCCGTCGGCGGCGGGCTTGACGAAGGCGTGGGCGGCGATCGGGGCGCTCGCCTCGACCAGGGCGGTGTAGCCGGTGATCACCGACACCGGACTGCCGATGGCGGCGGCGTGCTCGCTCACCCCCATCGAATCGGCCGAGGTGCCGCCGGCGGCGGTGGCGTGTGCGCCGTTGAAGGCCACGAAACGGGCTTTCTCGATTGCGGCGGCGGCCACCACGGTGGTGGCGTGTTGCTTGTCGTACTGGCGTCCCATGGCGGGCTCCTATGCGTGGCAGGTCAGGCGGGCTTCTTCTTGCCGGCGGCGGGCGCCGCTGAGACTTCCCCATCGGCTTCCGTCACGGGGGCCGCAGCGGCCTCGGCCGCGGCCCCCGCGCCTTCGCTCGCGGTGGGGGTATGGGTGCCGGGGATTGCGCCCCCGGCTGCGCCCGCCTCATTGCTGCCGGCGGCTTCACTCGCGGAAGAGTTCGTATCGACGACGTACGGCTCGGCGATGCGCTTCTCGACCGCGCCCAGGCTCACGAGCTCGTCGAGCACGGACAGCGGCAGCGCGTCGGGCAGCGTCTCGCCGGGCTTGAAGTTCACGCGCACGCCCTCGAGCAGCAGCGCCACGCCGACGAGGCACACATGGACGATCAGGTTCTGGCTCATGTGGTGCGCCTCACTTCGGGTTCTGGAACAGGAACGCGGCGGTGTTGTAGGCCACGTTCGGGCGGCGCTCGTAGGTGGCGCCGTAGATCCAGCTCTTGAGCCCCGCCTCGTAGTACGGCGTCTCGGCGAACGGGTGGCCCTCGAGCACGTTGGTGAAGGCGAAGCCGGGCTCGGCCAGGCTGATGTCGCCACTGCCGGCGCCGCCGATACGCGGCACGTAGGCCAGCACCGCGTTGTTGCCCCACACGTCCTGGCCGGTGTCGGTCTCGTCGATCCACACGGCGTCGCCGACGTGGATCTCCTGGAGGTTGAGGATGTTCTTGAGCTGCTCGTTGGTGGCCGGGCCCATCTGGCTGTCGGGCAGGTAGGTGCGCACCTGGTCGTTGAAGCGCAGCGCGTTCCACGCGTCGGCCGACAGGGTGAGCGTGTTCGGGCGCTTGCCGATCTTCTTGCGGATGGTCTCGCTCGCGGCGGTGATGTCGGTCACCGGCGTGCCGGTCGAGGCGCTCCACTTGGTGCCGGCGGCCAGCGCCAGCACGTGGCCGGCGGCATAGGTGCCGGCGGTGGTGGCGAGCGCGGCCACCTCGAGCTCGTAGTCCAGGCCGAGGATGTCGTTGGCCGTGGTCATGGCGATGCGGCTGATGTCGAGGTTGGCCCCGACGTTGAGCCGGCGCGCCTCGTCGGCCTCGCGGATCAGCTCGCGCGGGATCGGCACCTCGACCGAGTACTGGTCGACCGAGTAGGTCTTGTCCTGGTACCGGATGTTCACGCGCTTGGTGCTGGTGCCCGGCGCGCGGCGCAGGCTGTAGCGGCGGAAGCGCTCGTCGCCCATCTGCGCCAGCGTCACCGACGACAGGCTCTGCGGCAGGCGCGGCATGAGGCGCTCGGCCACGTAGCTGCCCTGGCCCAGGCCGAGCAGCAGGTTGGTGAGGATGGGGTTCTGCTTCAGCCGGATTTCGGCGGGGGTCATCATGGCAGCGGCGTCCTTCTATATAGGAGTGGGTCAGGCGGTGAAGCTGACGACGGCGGAGACCGCCTCGGCGTAGCTCACCTTGTGCTGCGCGGCGTAGGCGCGGGCGCGGGTGTCGATCTCGGCGTCGGACAGACCCTGGGCGCTGCCGGCGGCGGGCGCGGCACTGCCGGGCGCGAACTCGCCGAAGCTCACCAGCGGCTTGGCCGCGGTGATCAGGCCCTTGAGCCATTCG